ATGACCCGTCCGGTAGTGGCCAGCATCGACCTGCTGGCCTTGCGGCAGAATTTACAGATAGTGCGTCGCGCGGCCCCCGGGTCGCGCCTGTGGGCGGTGGTCAAGGCCAACGCCTACGGCCACGGCGTGGCGCGCGTATGGAGTGCGTTAAGCGCGGCGGATGGTTTCGCCTTGCTCAACCTGGAAGAGGCGATCCTGCTGCGCGAGCAGGGCTGGAAAGGCCCGATCCTGCTGCTGGAGGGCTTCTTCCATGCCGATGAGCTGGCGGTGCTGGATCAATATCGTTTAACCACCAGCGTCCACAGCAACTGGCAGATTAAGGCCCTGCAGCAGGCGAAGCTGCGCGCGCCGCTGGATATCTATCTCAAGGTGAACAGCGGCATGAACCGGTTGGGCTTTATGCCTGAGCGGGTCCACACCGTCTGGCAGCAGCTGCGGGCGATAAGCAACGTTGGCGAGATGACGCTGATGTCGCACTTCGCGGAGGCGGAGAACCCGCAGGGAATTGTCGAGCCGATGCGCCGTATCGAACAGGCGGCGGAGGGGCTGGATTGCCCGCGCTCGCTGGCCAACTCGGCGGCGACCCTCTGGCATCCGGAAGCGCATTTTGACTGGGTTCGTCCAGGCATCGTGCTGTATGGCGCGTCGCCTTCCGGGCAGTGGCAGGACATCGCCAACACCGGGCTGAAGCCGGTCATGACGCTGCGCAGCGAAATCATCGGCGTGCAGAACCTGCGCCCCGGCGAGGCGATTGGCTATGGCGGCCTGTACCGCACCACCCAGGAGCAGCGGATCGGCATCGTCGCCTGCGGCTATGCCGATGGCTATCCGCGGGTGGCGCCGAGCGGCACGCCGGTGCTGGTGGATGGCGTACGCACCACTACCGTGGGACGCGTATCGATGGATATGCTGGCGGTCGATTTAACGCCTTGTCCGCAGGCCGGGATCGGCGCGCCGGTCGAGCTGTGGGGCAAAGAGATTAAAATCGACGACGTGGCGGCCAGCAGCGGCACCGTCGGCTATGAGCTGATGTGCGCCCTGGCGCCGCGGGTGCCAGTTGTGACCCTGTAACTTATTCCGGGGCGGATCACTCCGCCGATCACATATGCCAGTATTTCAATAAGTTACTGAAATTCTGGCATTTCGATAACCTCAAACTACCCGCCAAAACCCGCCCTAACTCGGCGGGTGTGGACACTTTGTGGATCACATACCAGCGCCAATCTTTGCTGCAACCAGTGTGATAATTGCGGTAAAAATGCTCATAGCAAGCGGTATTATCACGCTACCCCATTTCCAGCGAGCTTTCTTATCAAGTTCGTCGAAGCGCCTGTCCATTGCTTCGAGAATCTCGCCTTTTACCCGAGCGTTATCCGACTTAAGCTCATATCTCATCTCGGCGAGATCTGTTTTTGTTGAGAGATTCCCTGTGCGTTCGGTAAGTGTTGCAAGGTCAATTCTTACCAGCGAGGAGTCAGTTTCAAGCCTCTCAATTCGCCTTTCAAGTTTATCAAGCATGTCATCTCCACCATCGTCTCCGCCGCTATGCGAGGGTAAATCAGTGTTAAAATCATTACCACCCTTTCCGCCGCTCAGCAGCGTCATCCCGCGATCTCTTTTAAGGGCAGCCACTTAGAGATTCCCCGCAGATATCAGACCCTTTTCTTTGGCCCATCTAGCCACATAGTAGGCGGAATAAAGAGAGGTAAAGCCGCAGTGCGAACAAGTTACTTCATAGCGTGCATCATAAACACTAATTGCCTCATTATCCTTGTGGTTTGGCGTAACATAACTCCAGTCATCAGCATCAGTATGCTCTGGTGAATCGGGATCGACCTTGTGGATTGTGGTATGAGGTACAAATAACTGTAGGCGGCCGCAGGAAAGGCAGAATTGTTTTGTATTTTTTGCAGTTAAAAACTCCGAAAATAGTTCAGGTGTGATCTGCTGTAATATTTTCATATGATCGCGCTCTACTTCGGTAAGGTCGCGATCCATAAAGGAAAAATCATCTAGTTCCATAAATTAGTTCTCCAGAGGATTAAAGCGAACTGCATCCTGTAAGTAGTCGGGTGCAAGGTGCGCGTAAACCATCGTTTGCTGTATGTTCGAGTGACCCAGTATTTTTTGCAGGGTCAGAATATTGCCGCCGTTCATCATGAAATGGCTGGCGAAGGTATGCCGCAGAACGTGAACCCCTTGGCCGTCCGGCAGATCCGGAGCCACCTGCTTGATTGTCCGGCGCAGCAACTCGTAATCCACGCCCTCAAAAATATCGCCCGTTCCCCGCTCGCACAGCTCATCAAACAGCGTTTTACTAACTGGCACGGTTCTGTTTTTGCTGTTCTTGGTGTTAATAAACATCGCTTTTGAATGAGCAAGATGTGTTCGCTTTAGCTTCACGACCTCACCCCAGCGAGCGCCGGTCGCAAGGCTTAATCGCGCCGCGAGGTTTTCCGGCTCGGGCAGGGTAGCCAGCAGCTGCTTAATCTGCGACTTCAGCAGATAACCCATTTCATGCGCGTGTACTTTTAGTGGCGAGACGCCTTTAAAGGGGTTTTCGTGGTGATAATTCCCGGTCTCAATAAGCGTACTGAACAGCGACGATAACGTTTCCTGTTCGCGGTTGAGCGTCTTGGCCTTTATACCTGTGGTGTACCGGCCGGCACGATAATCAGCCCAGGTGTTTTTATTCACCTTGTTAGTGATGGGAAAGCCCATCGCTTCATCAACGCGCTCAAGTTTCCGGCGGGTACTTTCGCCTGATTTCATGGTCTGGCCTTTGATGCGCCACCATAGCTCAATGAGTTCCGAGAACGGGCGCTTGTCCGGAGCTTTGTCCAGCCAGTCCTTATTATGCTGTGAAGACAAAACCCACCGCTCGTACTGCTGGGCTTCGGATTTTGTGGTGAATTTTTTGCGTATACGACGACCTTCACGACCCTGCGGGCGCATATCAACCATGTAGCCATCTTTAAGAGATTTAATGCTCACCAGAAAATCCCCCTCTCATGACAGATCCCTCCCTTACCCCATCTTTCCATTATATTTAAAGCAGTTAGCCAACCTTCTTCGCGCTTCGGCGGCTCAATGTTCCGTTTTGCCCATCAGGGGAGAGAGCCGGAGCTATCTGACCGGATGCTTCATTGGTTTCATCGCTCATTAGCCACAAGGTGTACTTTTTGAAGACCTCGTGAGTTGTGATTTTTCTCAGTGTTACCCCGCCAGGCTCCATTATCCCAACCTCATATTTCTTAATTGTGCTTATGGAAATACCTGTTAAATCGGCAAATTTTGCCTGGCTTAAATTTTCAGCTTCCCTAATCAGCTTTAGTTTCTCGCTTAGCTCACTTGACATGGTTCATTCCTATGATCTAAAGTTGGTTCATGTTAATGAACCAATAAAGCCCCAAACTACCCAAACAAGGCAGGATAACACATGGCAAGAAACGCAAGAAGAGCCACCACGCCACCTGAAATCAGGGATTTGCCGGGGGATTACCCATTCGGCGATCGTGTTTCTGAGTCCCTGGCCGACTATGCAAAACGTACCGGCTTGACGCTGAAAGCAGTTCAGCACCGTGCAGATGATGGCCGCTTACCGATCATCCAGGCACGCCCACGAGCACAGCGGGAAGTAAACTTGCTCGCCATCTACATGAACGCCCGCTACAAAGCTGAACGCTTTGTTGAGTCAATGAACTAAAGGGGATAGTCATGCAGAAAAGGAGCGGAATTACGCGAGATAACTTGCCGAAAATCACTTGGATAAATAAGCACGCCGGAATTTGTTGCGGCTTCACCATTCGCGTATTACCACGCAGAGTAGGCAAGAAGCGTTATCAAATTATGAAAGATGGTGATTCTTTCGGAATTGACTTTGCATTATCGGAAGCACGCAAAACGATATACCGTATTATCACCAATTACCGCTTTATTAATCATTAGGAGAACGGGAAATGAAACGCCTTTATGCTGAACAGATTAATAAAATGCTGGAAGATTACTATTTCAATCTGGAAAACAACCCGCAGGGCCGCGAGTCGCATTACGGTGTTCTGGCTAGCGGAATCCAACACATCTATGGCGCTGCATTCTGCCTGAATGACGATGATACCCTTAGCGACCTTCGCCCATTCGTCAACGCCATCATGAATGGTGAGATACCATCTCCAGTGTTTGCAGGGATTGCCGTATGAGCATGTTCACCGAAGAGAAGACTTCATGGGAACGGGAGATGCTGATACGCGAGGCGATAGAGAGCGCCGAGCAGGGCTTCACCGTTCACCTGAAAAACGGTGCTCGGATCACCGTTTCTTCTAATAGCCCGTCGATTGATTTAATTATCTACGGTCTGGAGAAAACAATTCGCGGCAATCATGAGCGCGCGCGAATGACATTTATCGACTTTTTGTATTACTGGCACGAAAGGTTATTCAAACAAGTTAAAAGAAAACCACGCTCCAACCACTAATTAACCAGCGTTAAAAATAACGGCATTCATTTTGCCGGGGATTCGTTTTGCCTTTTTCAGGAGGCCGCATGGCGATTAAGTCAATCAAGCTGGAAAGCGGAATAAGCGATCCGGAGTTTGTGGAAATAAGCACCAGCGCGCGGAAACGCGAACGCGCTCACCTGCTGGGACTGCTGCGCATTTTCATCGGTCAGCTGAAAAAGGAAAGTGCCACCCCGGAAGAGATTTATTCATCAATCGAACAGTGGGCCGATGCCCGTGAATTAACCATTAACGAGGGTAACAAGCAATGAATAACGTCATGTTAGATATTCGCGTCCTGGGGAAATCTCCTGACTCCCCCATTTTTGCCATCGAGTGCGCTTTCTTTGAGCCATCCACCGGGAAGATCGGCCCCGGATACTACCGTGCTGTTGATATCACAACAGTCGGCGGTATTTATCCAGAAGCGATTTTGCAGCTCATGAAGGGGGATTCAGCACAGCGGGCCGAGGTCATCAATGCAACGTGCAGCGCGATCGATGCTGTCGCGGGTGCCTGCCACTTTATTGCATCAACAGCGTCAAAGCACGAGAAGCTCTTTTGCTGGTCTGCCGGTGATTCGATGAGTGTTGCAGCACTGGCGCATGCCGTGTCTCGGTATGACCTGAGCCCATTCTTGCCACTGTTTGAAGTTCGCAGCCTCTCGACGCTAATTCACATCGCAGGCGTTATCGGCTACGCCCCGCACCCTCGCCGCTCAAAGACCTACGTGTTAACCGATGCCATTTATCGCGCCGAGCAGGCTTGCGAGATCTGGCAGCGCCTGACCAACCCGCACCTCGAATCACTGTGAGGGTCGCCATGCATCCGCGTCTCTCTGTCATTTGCAGCGCACCGCTGCCGGTCTGCAACAGGGCGCTAGCCGCCCTGAAGTGCTTCGCCCGCGGTCAGCGCAATTTCTCTCGCGTCATGCCGCATGCCTATCTCGTGATCCGCATCGGTCGCCGCTGGCGCTTGCTCAGCAAGAACGGCAGCCAGCAGTGGCGGCTGATGACCCACGAAACCTACAACCAGGAATACCGCAAATGAACCGATCACCTGAATACGTCCAGGGTGCATTGGCCGCCCTGGACGAAGCCAAAACACTCAATCTCGCAAATGCGACAGCGCTCGGCGTGCTGGAGGGTCCGGCGGCCGCTAAGACCCTCATTGCCTTGATGAATGTGGTGCTTGACCCACTAATCCAGAAATACAACGCAATGGAGGTGAAAAGTGATTAAGTCACCTATCAAGTGGGCGGGCGGTAAAACCCGCGTTATGCCGCAGCTGCTGAAGCACCTGCCGAAAGCTGATTGCCTGATTGAGCCATTTGTTGGTAGCGGCACGGTATTCATGAACACGGATTACCGCCGTTATTTTCTCTGCGACAGCAATCGCGCACTGATTAACTTCTTTCGCGTATTGACCTCTGACACCGAGAGACTGATCGACACCGCGCGCAGAATGTTTCTGGATGGCAATAACGAAGAACGGTATTACAACCGCAGAGAGCTATTTAATTCCATGCAGTGGAGCGACACAGGCAAAGCCGATACCGCTTTGCTGTACGCCGCTTTGTTTTTGTACCTGAACCGCCATTGCTTTAACGGGGTATATCGCGTTAATCAGAAGGGTGATCATAACGTCCCGTCTGGGAAATATGCCGCACCTTACTTTCCTGCTGATGAGATGCGCCACTTTGCTGAAAAGGCCAACGACACAAAAGCCGTTTTCATTGATGGCGATTTTCGCCACACCATCCCTGACGTTATGCAACTGGCATATGACGCGGTTATTTACTGCGACCCCCCATACATCCCGACCAGCAAAACCGCCAACTTCACTGCCTACGGAAAGCCTTTTACCCTGGACGATCACCGCAGCCTGGTTAGGCATCTTCTGTACGTAAATCACCTCCACGGCACCCCTACGGTGATCTCAAACAGCGATACCCCAGAAACCCGCGAAATCTATTCCGCTTTCAATCTCCATGCCTTCAGCGTTCGCCGTTCTATCAGCGCCAAAAGCCGCGACATGGCCGGTGAAGTGATCGGCGTGATTCCTGATTCAGTCGACTGCTACACGCGTAGTTGCGCTAGCTGCGAAGACGTCGAGGAATGCTTAGCGCCGACAGAGATTTGGATCGGGTTTGATATGGCCGCCGGCTTCGATAACGGGGAGCCATTCTGATGAACGCGATTGATGCCGTTGTTACTCGGGTGATCGAGTACTGGCCGATTATCGACTTCTGGATGGTTGAAGTGGAGGTAATGGTCGATGGCCAGTATCTCCGCACCGATATCTCCGCCAGTACAAAGCGAGAGGCCCGCGCCATCCAGCCCGGCGACGCCGCGCTGATACCGGTCGTGAGTCTGGATAGCGACTTTGCCGATGAAGATGAATTGCCATTCTGAGGACCCGCTAATGAACGAAACCAATTACCGCCGGTTCTGGCGAAACCTTGTGATCTGCTGCGCGCTCTGCTCGCTGTTGTTCTGGCTCCCGATGGGCTATCTCGCCTTTCGTGTTTTCTCAGTGGTGTGGGAGGCGCTGTGGTCGCTTATTACAACGAAATAGACCTTCACGCAGCACAGCACCTGCGCAACCTTATCGACGCTGGCCATATTGCGCCGGGCGTCGTTGATACCCGCTCAATTGAGGATGTAACCCCCAATGACCTTACAGGATTCAATCAGTGCCATTTCTTCGCCGGGATCGGCGGATGGTCGCTTGCCCTGCGTCGCGCAGGATGGCCCGACAGTCGCCCGGCATGGACAGCGTCATGCCCCTGCCAGCCTTTCAGCCAGGCAGGTAAGGGACTTGGGTTTGCTGACGAGCGGCACTTATGGCCCTCCGCACATTGGCTTGCCGGCCAGTGCCGCCCTGTCGTGGTCTTTGGCGAGCAATCTGGCAGCGCTGACGCAAACGACTGGATCGACCTTGTACAAAATGACGTGGAAGCCCTGGGTTATGCCTTCGGCGCGGTTGCGTTTCCGTCTGCGAGCGTCGGCGCGCCGCACCAGCGAGACAGAGCTTATTGGGTGGCCGACGCCGATCGCCAGCAATGGGAGGGGCGCGGGGAATTTCAACCGACAGGGGGGGGGTAAACCTTCAGACAGCTGCGTTATTGGCTGGCTGGTCAACACCGAGCGCGACCGATGGCGTGCGAGGAGGGACGGGGATCACCTCGGGGATGACGGGCAGCAGCCTTACGCAAATGGTGAAAATGGCGGCATGGCCGACACCGACGGCAACGGATGGCAAGGGCGGCTATCCGGGCGGCAGAGTACGGGACGGGAAGTTGTCAACGGACAGGCTGGACGTGGCGGCACAGTTAGCGGGCCCGGTCCGGTTAACGGCTTCTGGCGAGACGCTGACTGGCTGTACTGCCGGGATGGAAAGTGGAGGCCAGTTAGATCCGGATCATGCCCGCTGGCTGATGGGATTCCCGCCCGAGTGGGAAGACTGCGCACCTACGGAAACGCTATCAACATTGAAGCGGCGACAGCGTTCATAAAGTCCTATATGGCGGCGGTGGATTATGCCTGATTCCGCTGTATTAGCATGGAGCTGGAACGCAAAGCGGCAGGCAATTAACCCCAGCGACGCCGCAGATTCTGCAATTGAGTATCTCACCCCGAAAGGCGAGCGGAGGACGCTCGCCTATGCGGATTTGGTCGATACAGTTTATCGCGCCCCCATGCGTCCGCGCGAAGGGGCTGCACGGGAAGCGTTCGACCGCAAAGGCCGCACTCACTACCTGCGCCGCCGCCTTCAAACCCTACCTGCGTTTATCCGCAAGCGGTTCTCCCTGCGCCTGGAATCCCTCGAGCGCCGGGATCCGAAAGAGGCCGTGCGCTGGCTGCTTGGCACATTTGAGCGCCATGTATTACGCCGCGTCGATGCGGTAAACGCCCAATATCTGCCACAAAGCGCGCTGCCGGCGATCCTGCTTCCCCTTCGCGATGACTTCCATCTGCTGCCCTGGGCAGACAAAAAGCGCCTGAAACGACTGGCGTATAAGCTCGCAAACCTGATGAAAAGCGAGTTTATGCGCGAGTTTGATTTCCAGTACGAGAAGACCGCCGATGTAGAATTTTCCACGCTCTACGCTTATGGCTACATCGCCAGCAAGGCGACGACACTCAATATCGCGATCCCTGCATGGGGGCGGTATTGCGATGAAGAGCTGGAAGCCGAAGAGGCGCTGCGTGCCGTTGCGCGCCTTCAGTCAGAAAAGTGGTGGTTAGGTAAAATCCGCCGGATACACGACTGCTGGCGTGAGCACCTCATGATCGCCGCAGGTTACGTCAGCAAGGTGGCTTCGCCGTACTGCTCTGATCCGTGCTTCAAGGAATGGATAGCCCAGAAAAAAGCGAACTTTGAATACCTTCAGGCGATGGAACTTGAGGACCGGGATACCGGCGAGCGCACCTCGTTGCTTGATAAGGTTATGGGGAGCACGTCCAACCCTAAAAACGCCCGCGCCGAGCTGATGACGCGCATGCGCGGATTTGAGGATATGGCAAAGGAAATGGGCCTGGTTGGCATGTTCTACACGCTAACCGCACCGTCTCGCTATCACTCTACGCACGTAAAATCGGGCAAGCGCAATGACAAATATCGCGACGCAGGCCCGCGCCAGACGCAGAAATACCTTTGCAAAGTCTGGGCGCGAGTCCGCGCTAAATGGGGCCGCGAGGGTATTCGCACTTTCGGCTTTCGTGTCGCCGAGCCGCACCACGACGCCACTCCACACTGGCACCTGTTGCTATTCCTGCGCCCGGAAGAGGCGGAGTATGCAACGGCCATTTTCCGCAAACATGCATTGAAAGAGGACGGCAACGAGCCGGGCGCGCAGGAGCACCGCTTTACCGTTACACCGATTGATGAAAAATTTGGCTCGGCAACGGGCTATATCGCGAAGTACATCTCTAAAAATATTGACGGTTACGGCATGGACGGCGAGTTAGACGACGAATCCGGCCAGCCCGTCAAAGAGATGGCGAAGCGCGTGCGCGCGTGGGCGTCGCGCTGGAATATCCGTCAGTTTCAGCAGATCGGCGGCGCTCCAGTGACTACATGGCGCGAGCTGCGCCGGTTAGGTAATCGCGAGCTGGTTCTGCATCCAGAGATTGAAGAGGCGCGAGCAGCCGCTGACGCGTCGGACTGGCCGGGGTACAACCACGCTCAGGGCGGCCCGTTGGTGTCCCGCGACTGCCTGCGCGTGCGTATCAGCTACGAATACACCGAAGAGGGTAACGATTATGGTGACACGGTCGCCAAAATAACCGGCGTCTATTGCCCTCTCACCATCCGTGAATCGGTCATCGTTACCCGCACCACCGATTACAAAATCGTGCCGAAGCGCAAGCCAGCGCTGGTCGAGGTTTTGACCTTAGAAGGCCGCGCAGCGGCCCCTCGGAGTTCTGTCAATAACTGTACGGGGCGCGCCGGATCGGACGAAAAACCACCGTCAGAAACGGCGGTGTCAGCTGATAAAACCGCGCCAGACGACAGTTCAGTGACAGAACTTCCGCTGAATATCGATGTTTTGAGGCGATATTCACGCCAGCAAAGGCAGGAAATCACCAGTCGCCTCAGAAAATCAGCCCGGGAAAGCTCAGATCAAGCCTTCACGCGTACCGCGCGCGTTCTGCGCACGTCGATTGATGACGAAACTGCGCTGATGTGGGGCCCGAAAGTTACCGCTTCGAAAGATATGACTCTGACGACAGAAGAGGCAGAGCGTCGCTGGCGCGAACAGCTGCGGATTGAGGCAGAACAGCGCGCGGATCACTACGCGGCCGCAGTTGCGGAGTACCAGAAGAAAAAGGCAGAAGCCGCATTACGCCAGGCGCAGCAAAAAGAAGCGTCGCAAAAACACGGCGTCTCCGAAGAGATGATCGCGAGCATCGGCGCGCAGCTCCGTGATTGTCGGATTTTCGTCAGTGATGAAGTTGTGCTATCAGTCGCGGGTGGTGCTAGAATTCACTACAAAGGAGGTAAGCTTGTCGTGCGCAACGGAATTTTGCGAAATGTACAAAAGTGCAATAAAGAGTCAACCAATGAGTACATCTTGGTAATGGCTCTGATTAGGCGCTGGAAATGTGCGATAAGGAAGAAAAAAATATAA